GCATGGTTGAGCTATGAGGGAAGCCCTTGGCGTGGTAGCGCCAATCCCCCACAATTTTACCTAGAACTCGGCTAGAACCTTGGACACAAGGTTGTTTCGCTGCGTGTTACCGCCCTCGCCAGAGGCTTCGTGTAGAAGCGTGGGCTTTGGGCAGGCCACCAGGTGCCAATCCGTCTCACCGCCGTAGCAAAATGAGTAAATACCGTCGTCGTAACTTGGGTAAAGGGGCTGTTGATGGAATCATTTAACGCATGCGTCTCGTACACAGACGAGCAACTGCGGGCCATTCGCTAGATGACCCTGAGGCTGTGGCTTTGAAAACCACTGGTTGTTGGGATGCTTGCTGCACGCTTGCCTCGGTGTTGCCACCAGCCACAGCTTCCTAGTTGCCTAAGCTTAAACACCTGCCAACCAAACAGGTGAGTTCGCGAGACCGCTCGCGCTCCGTGGTATGTACTTACCAGTTATGAGTGTTGATTTTGTGATGATATGCATTATATAGGAGACATCTTGATAGTATGCTGCAGCCCAGGGTACCAAACCTGGAACGGCGTACCGGTACTGACACTTCGCAAGAACGAAGCCACTACCGCAGCAATTGAGTAAACCCACCTTGTCTTTCTAAACCTAATTTTTAATTTTTAAACAACTCATAGGATGCCCACCCATCGGTGGACACCTCTGCGACGCTACTGCGCCAATCCTCTTAGTTGAGGCATGTGAGCCCACTGGGCCCTTCAGTTTAACGACTTCGGTCGCCGTCCGTTTACGTGGACGGTTGCGTGCTATTGCGTAGCTGTGCCACCAGGGTAGATGGAAAAGTGGAGGTCACTGCGGCTGTAACGCCGTAGATGAGCTTATCACTAGTGTCTCCACCAACTGCCGAGTCGTACGTGGTGTACAGAGTCACAGTGGTGGACGAGGAGGCGCGCCCATACACCAGGGTCGAACCCGTGATGGTGAACGCGATGGTACCGGACCCGCTAGAGATGACGAAGATCGTACTAGCTGAGTGCCCGATGCCGAACGTTGCGTTTGTGGTCGAAAGCACCACGGCATACACGTCGCCAGTTGTGAAACCAGCGCCAACGAGGACAGAGTCGCCATTGGCCGTTGTGTTAACGATGCTAGTCGATTGACGAACACCCAACCCTTGGAATGAACCACTGATCAAGTTGCGGGAATTAAACCGCAGTCCCTCAAATTCGATTTGCATGTCCACCAAGAAGTAACCTGGGATCGCAGTCGCGCCGTCCTCATACAAGTAAAGCACACCGGAGCAGAACTCCTCGAGTGTGGTGCTGTTACTGTTGTCGCACACCTTCCAACGCTTATCAACTGCGAGTTCCATGCTTGCTGGACACCACAAGGGTGTCAGAAGGGCATGTTCGCTAGTCAAGGCGCGCTGGTAGAATGACGAATTTCCGGCCGTGTTCACCGGGCGGAAGTTAGGGTCGTCGTTAGAAATCATGATGACTTCGCCGCCGGCAGCCGTCCCTTGAAAGGACCGGAAGTGCACGGTGGCCTTGGTGATGCGGTAGTGTTGATACACTCGCGTCATGTTCTGAACCTCGTCGTTGCCTAAGCAGACTGGCATGAGATATTGAACAGCTACCATCTCCGGTACAGTTGTCTGTACAGCACCCGAAGGGCGACCAACGCATACGGAAACGCCCAAAGACACGCCATTTGCGTGCTTCTTCTGGTTTCGAACGGAGGTCCCCCGAATGACGGAACCAATTGTCGCTGGAGCTGACACGGTCCCGACTTGGGCTGTAGAGGTCTGTTGAGAGGCAAACTGAGTTGCAACAGCTTGAGGAGCTCTGGCTCCCCGCAGATTGTGATTCACCATAGGTAGTAGTGATTTTGGGTGAAGAGTGGTTGATCTATCGAGTGATCTCAAAAGCACTTGTCCTCCGACTGCTGCCGCTGCAAGCCAGCGGGTTATGTCGTAGTTAGCCAAGTTATCAGCGACAAACGTCCTATCCGCAGCGTCCAGATCGGACCCTGTGGCGTACGCCGCGTCATGCACCTGGCAGGTGCGATCGAATTCGTCGATTGGCGACACATCTGAGACAACGGATGCCTGGTGCCGGCCGGCTGACCAATTTGGCCCACAATAATTACCGTGATAGCGCATGAAAGATGGTACTGAAATTGTGATGCGTATCAACAGCCGAGACTGGCGCGTCGCTCAAACAGAAGTCATCCATGTGCCTTTCGAAAGCCAATTGCATATCGGGAGAAATACCCCAAGCCTTGAAGACTTGTAGGCGTACGTTAGCGCTCGGCTCACTGTACGTACCCGCCATACCCATCGACATCATGCCCATACCAGACAATCTTTGCAAATGCGTTGCGATTTTATTCTCATAGCCCTCACCCAACCGCACGCAAGCGCGATAGAAATTTTGAGCCACAGGTATACCACCAGTGAGGGCTAGGCCGCCCTTTCCCACCGCTGATAACCATCCTTTACGTGCTTTCAGGTTGCGGATATCCACAGTACACAACGAATCTTTACGTAATGCCGTCGGCACGTTTCGAACCATCACACACTCTCCAGTGTCTAGTTCAATCGGCCTCATCTGGCAAAACTCTATGTGATTAAGATCATAAACAGGCTCTTCAGCGACCATCCGGAACCCCATTTCTAGGAACCAGTTGTCCAACCCATCCATAAACGCCCGCTCATCGCGACGTTCCATCATTACCACACAGTCATCTCCATTATTGCACAGCTTTATCTGTACCCCACGATGCAGTGCGTACTCGTAGACCAACGCGCACATGATAAGGCAGTTGCCAAGCGAAGTGTTCATATCACCACTCGCTCGACGCCCGCGTACCTCGTACCGAAGGAATCCGTCCTTGCACCACCCAAATCCCTTGTTCTCGACCTGCCACCGCAGCATCTTACTAAGGGTTTTACTACGGTAAACACCATTGTAAACAGAGTGTTCCCACTCCAGCGCTTCTACACTTACGTGCATGTCGAACTTCGTTGCATCAAGGCCAATGGCGACAGGGTTCTCAAAGGACTTCCACTTGCCGCGCACTATAGCGCCGATTTGCTGCACATTATAACCCTTGATGACGGTCGGACCGTCTCCGTAGATTTTACGAATGGCATCATACACACGATGTTCGATTGGTTTGATAAACGTGGCCAATAACACGTTATACACGGAATTCCGGGGCTGAATACACCGCGGAGCCTTGCTGGGGTTCACTTTCTCCAGCTTCACGAAGCTGTTAAGGTTACCGTGTTTCCGAGTCAGTCCGTACCGTTCATACTTCGTCTTCGCATTGGCATAAATCGACTTCTTGCGCCCCGAATACATCTCAACGACGTTGTCGAGAGAGATAGGGGCCGCAGTTTTTAAAATACGCCGCAACTTGGCGGTGAAGGTGGATAACCTCGTTGAGTACAGCCCGGTTGTCACCAGGGGAGGCGCCTCAAACGCCCCCTTCACTTTGCAATAGTACATACGCTCCAACAACGCACACTCAAGAGTGGTGATATCTGCATTGTTGACCCCTAACGAAATGTTGCCGCTCATCTCACTGATTGAGTACAACATCCGTTCCTTTACCTGCGCCTGACTGCGCCACACGCGCATCCGGTCGTCTGTCAACTCCGAAGAGTGACTCTTACCTCGTGTGGCAGTCAAGCGCCCTCAAGGCGACGACGACCCCATCACGGGGCCGTGGGCGCACAACGAGTAGACGCATCTGGGTACGAACGCCTTGAAGAAACTACTCTTCTTAGCATAAGCGAGAGTGGCGTGTGCCTGCTCGTTGGCATGACTACGCGACAAAACCGCAGCAGACACATCAGCATGGTCGGGGGTGTACACCATGACGATGACCCACTCAACAACACTGCGCGTGTGCAACGGACGCACTCCCAGTTCCTTACAGCGACTTGCTGCCAAATACCGGATTGTGAGATCATTGGCACCGTTCTTCAGCGGCGTGCCCAACTTGCTCTTGATTTCGGCGGTGAGCGCAGCAACGAGCGGCGACTTTGCAGTCACACGTCGGTGTTGATCAACCTCCACAACCATCTTCCGGCGGGCAAAACCCGTCTCCTGCCGCTGACTTACCTCAGCAGCAGCCTCTACAACGTCCTCTGGGCCTTCGGCGGGAGTCTCGTTGCAAGTGCTAGTGTTTACCGGTACACAAACCGGGCTCTCAGCGGCCAAGGCCGCATTCTCCTCGACCAGGACTCCGTATTTGATCAAGTCCTGATCAAATTCCATCGTGGCCAAAGCCCCCGCAACAGTGCTGTTGGCGGAGGTGACGTGCATCGCTTCGGTATACAACTCGAGGATTGAAATACCCGTGGGTTGCACGAGAGCTGAGGGGGATACACCCCCCTCTGTGGCCTCCTTAAGGCCACTTCCGGTGTCGCACCCGGATTCCAACGCAGGGTTGACCCAACCGACGGAGTAAATGCTGGCCAAGTCTTCGCTTGTGTCACAGCACTCCTCGGCCAACGGCCCATCCTCGTTGTTGACGCTGGCATGAAGCCCGGCGACCCAATCGTCGTCGCCACAGCACAACAAGCTAAAGAGCTTGATGATCGCTGACATCTGTTGCAAACTACTGGTAAGTGTAGGATTT